CGAGCGGGTCAACGCCGCCATCTGATCGTCACGGCGCCGGGTCGCTTCGATGGCCAGGTCGTCGACGCGCTGTTTCGCGGCAAGCGATTGGTCGCCGAGAGCCTCATCTCTTTGCAGCGCGGCTAGCTCGCCAGCGTATTCTGCGTCCAGAGCCTGCTGCGAAAACGCTAATTTTTGCTGCTGGGTGATTTGGAAAAATCGCGCCTCCTCGGAATAAAGGGCGAGCTTCTGCTTCGTAGCGTCTGTCAGGATTCTCAATTCTTCCGAGGTTGCGAGTTGTGCGGCCCTTGCCGCGTCGGCATAGGCCGCATCATCCCCCTCCCGCAGCGCCGCTGCGGCGCGCGCGCTGTCGGTGGCGAACGACTCCTGAAGCGATTGGGTCGCTGAGAGCGCGTCGCGATAGGGCGTCAGATGATCGGCGCTGAAAGCTTGGGATGCAGCGGTCCCAAACGAGACCAACTGCCGGTTGATTTCGCCGAATGGCGCGGCAAAGGTCTGCAATGCATCCTTTGCCTCGCTGACTTGGGAGACAAAATCGCCGGTCGATGCGCTGAAGCTGACGGAGACGTTTGCGTCGGCCATCGCTGATCCTTGACCTTGGCGGATTCGTCAGAGGGCCCCGTTCGGGAAGGCCGCCTTGAGTTCCGCAATCGTCGGTTGGCGCGGCGACGCATCGTCGCTCGGCTCACGATACTTGAGCGCGGCGGCGACGAGCCAGTGAACGGGCGGGTTGCGCCGCCATTCGGCCCGCAGCGCGAGAAAGCGCGGCATCGTCAGCTGGTCGAGAGCTTCGTCCCAGCGCCAGCCGGTATTGGAGACGACCTGAGCGATCAGGGCGTCGAAATCGACTTTCCCACGTTTGGCGACGCCTCCGGCGTCGCGAGCGCAGGCGAAGCCTGATCCTCAACTTTGCCCGGGCGAAGCCCAGCCGCCCTGGCGACTGACGGAAAAGCCTGGATCAGTTCGCCGACCGAGAACGGAAGGTCGAGAAAGTTCGCCAAGGAAAGCTCAGGCTCGATGAAAGAGATCGCTCGCCAGGTCGCTTCGGCGAGGCGATCAAGTTGGGCTTCGCTCAGACGCGCGACGGAGTCGGCCGACATCGACGCGCCGCCCGCTCCGAGATAGGCGTCGAAAAGAGCAGGCTGGATCGCCTTGATCGCGCGGAAAGGCAGATGCGGAATCGACCAGGTCTTTCCGCCAAGCGAGATGACGAACGCCTCCTCGCTCATGCGGCGTCTCCGAAGTTGAAGGTCATGACCTGACCGGCGGCGTTGGCGAACGCCTGGAACTCGAAGTCCGGCTTGGCGAAGTCCTCGATATTGGTGTCGAAGGAGAACTTGCTGGCGACGCACTGATTGAGCGTCACTGAGAATTGGGCGTTCGTGGTCGGGTCGGTCGCGAACAAGAGCGCCGAGAAGGTCGACGTCGGTCCGACCAGCGGGTTTCCAATTATGAGAGACTCTCCCTGCGCCGAACTCGTGTAGGTGTAGGAAATCAGAACCCCGGCAGCGGAATCTGCGCCGGCGAACGTATAGACGCCCGCCGCGCTGACCGAATATTGTCCCGCGACTGGCGACGAGGCGACGGCGATCAGTGGAAGTCCGGTCGAAGCGTAGGTGACGCCCTGGTCGGCGACGAAGTGCGTCGAGTTTGCGACCGTGATCGTGTAGGGGGCCGACGCCGGGACGGGGTGCAACTCAGCGAACTGAGAGAGCGTCGAACCAGGGGTCGGAACCTGATTGTAGAACAGGCGCCCCAGCGCTTGACCGCTGAAGCGTGCGAGCGACGCCTTGCACGTGACTTTGCGCGTGCCGGATCCGACGGCGACCGGGAACGCATATTGGCCGTAGAGCTCCTTGACGCTGACCGAGGTGTCGACGCTGACCTTCTGGACGAGCCCGAAGTTGATCGGGGTTGGCTTGGCGACGTTCAGTTGCGTGCCGATCAGCACGCCCGAGCCGAATACGAACATGAGGATGAGCTCCATGGACAGAGATTTATGAGGGTCGCGTCGCTGCCGACACAAAGGCGCAATGCGTTCCCGTAAGATTGTTCAGAGAGGCGAGGAACAGTACGGCTTCACGGCCCGATCAGTCGCACCGCGACCACCGCGAGGCCGTCGCCGTCGAGATCGCCGGTGTCTCGCACCGGCACGGCCGTGATCTTGCAATCGTACACAGCGCCGCCGAGCGTCTGGCGACCGAGGCCGACGTTGGAGCTCGCAGGCGCAAGCGCCGCGTCGATCGCGTCGAGAGCGTTGTTGATCGCGGTCGCGCCTGGCGTCGTCGGGTCGCGGGCGTCAAAATAAAGAAAGAGCTTTGCCTCCAGCGTCCGCCGCGGCGTCGCCGGCGAGCCCCATTCATAGGATTCCGGGCCCGATTCCAGCTGGAAGAACGCCGGGCGCAGCACGGCTGGAACTTCGCTCCATAGCTTGATCCTCCGAGACGCGAGCCCCCACGGGTAGGCCGAGGAAACGGCGGCAAACAGTGCGGAGAAGGCCGCTTCGCGGGTCATGCGCCCTCCCATGCCTCGGTCGCGGCGTCGGCGAGCGACGCGAGGATCTCGTCTTTCATGTCGTCGAGCGCCGAACGCAAATAGGATCGCTCGGGAATCAGCGAACCTGGATGCTCGACTCTTCGGGCAAAATGCTGCGCATCGCCGATAACAAAGGCGAGCACGTCGCCCTTCGCGGGCAGGATCTCATGCGCGCTCGTTTTGCCGCCATATTCCTGGATCGCCGCATATTTAACGTCGCCTTCGGAGCCAATCGAGGCCATAACGCCGTCTGCGCCGGCAGAGACGCTGGCGACGATCGAATCGCTGAGCGCGCCGGAGCGCGAATTCAATACGCCGCCAGCAAGCTTGTCGTTCTTGACCAGGTCGGCGAGCGCCCCGGCGAGTTCGGCGGCCTTGTCGCCGAGGGCCGCTTGCAAGGCGGCAGGATAGCCTTCGAGCCTGGCCTTTGTTTCCTCGAGGCCCTCGAGTTCGAGCGCGAACATCAGAGGGTGACCCGCTTATAGGGTTGCAGCATCGCCTGGACCGGCGCCGACATCGCGCTCATGTCGTAGGCGATCGTTTCCTGGCCGCCGATCGACTTCGATTTGAGCCCGATGCGCTCGGCCGAACGAAAACGATCCGCCGCCAGTTCCAGGGTCGCCTGCGCGATATCTTGCGGCACGTAGCCGTAGGAGATGGAGACAGATTGGCCGGCGTCGGCTGCAGAGAAGGCATAAGTCCCTGCGCTGACCGCGTATTGACCGGTGACGGGCGACGCTGGAACCGGCGTCAGCGGCGCGCCAGTCGCAGCGTAGATCACGCCGAGGTCCGATCCCCAAGGTCCGAACGGCGAAAAAGCCGAGAGCTGGAAGGGAGCGGCGGCAGGAACTGCCTGCGTCTCGTTCTGGACCGCATATCCGGCGTTGTACGACACGACGAGACTCTGCCGTCCCGGACGATATTGATGGCCGAACAAATCGAGCGCCTGCGGGCGACCCGGCGGAACGTCGTCGCCCGGCTCGAGGGCGTAGCCGACTGAAGCTTCCAGATCGGCGTTCTCGTCAGGCGGAACGGCGATTCCATGCCATGTCGCCGAGGTCACCTGCAGCACAGGCCAGTGCCTTAAGGTGACGCGACTGGTCTCGAGATTGATCGTCTCCGTGAAGGACCGGGGCAGCAGACTGGGGCGGCTCAGCGCCGCGTAGACCGAACGGCTCGCCGCGGTGACAAGGGCGCTGAGCGTAGCGTCGCTCGGGCCGGGCGCGGAGGGCAATCCGAGCCAGGCCTTCAGGGCCGCGAGATTGGTCAGATCGAATGGCGACATGCGACGCTCGCAAAGACGGGCTAATGCGGAAATGGCCGCGGGTGGCCGCGTCCCTCGCGGTGACCCGCCACGCGCAGCTGAGCGTCAGCCGTTGCCGATGTTGGTGATGATGCCGATGCCGAACGAGGCGTAAACGGCCAGGACCTCTTCGGTGTAGACGCCAAACTCGCGGCGACGGGTGCGGACCGGCCAATCGACGCGATAATAATCGCGACGCGTCAGAACCTCGGCGACGTTAGGAGTCTCGTTCGATTGATACCACGCCGGCAGTCGCTCGCAGTACGCCAGGATCGTGCCGGGCGGCAGGTCTGGATGAACGGTCAGCGGAATCTCGACGCCGGTGAACGGATTGTAGTACCAGCGCACGACGCCGGAGGCGGTGAACTCGTAAGGCGCCGACTGAGAGGCGTCGACATTGTACCGAACGAGCGGCCCAGAGCTGTTGGTCAGGCACTTCGCCGTGATGTTCTTCTGCTCCTGCGCGTTGACGTAGATCACCGTCGGCGACAGCCGATAGAGGTTCCACATCTGCAGCAACATATTGTCGATCTCCAGGATCGAGCCCCGGCCCGAGGCTGTGAGGGCCGTTCCAGTCCCTGCGACACCTGACGGCAACGCCTGCACATACGAGCTGGTGGCGGGGTTGAAGCCGTCCGTGAGCAATCCGTCGAACGCCACCCCCTGGTTGCGAGAACTGTCAGCGGTGACGACGGTGGCCGCTTGCTGGCCGGTCGTAAGCGGCGCGTTGAAGGCGGCGCTGTTGATCGTGGTGATCGCCTGCAGCGTCTCCGAGCCGGCGGCGCCCACATACCACGCATAGGCGACGGCGCCATTGACGATTGGGGCGGTTGCAAACAGCGTCTGGCCAGCTGCAACGGCCTGGGTAGCGTTCGTGCTCCGCGGCGAAGAGCCGCCATTCAACGTATAGGTGTTGCCGTCGTTGCCGGTGATGGTCATGGTTGTCGCGACGCCGCCGGCAAGCGTGGAATTGCGGTAACCCTCAAAGGTCAGCGCGACGACGATGACCGAATAGGTCGCAGCCGGCAGCGTTCCGCCCGCGCCCGAGGCGCTGAGCGTCGGCGTGCCGGGCTTGCCGAGCTGAAGCGACGTGTTGCCGCCAAGCAGCGCCGTCTCTTCCTTGCGCATCGTCTTCTGCAGGATGCGAAGGGTGGCGGTGGCGTTGATGTCTTCGAACCCCTGAGCGGCGGCCTCCGCTTCGAAGGTGACCGTGTCTTCCTCGCCGAGCGTTACGTAAGGGAGCGTGATGGAGGCGGCGGAATAAGACATGCTCGCCGAACGTTGGCCCTCCGGAACCCAGCCCATCGCATCGAAGCCCGAACCGGTCGTGGCGAAGATCGAACGCCAATGCGCTGCATCGCCGGGATTGAGCCGCGCGACGCGAGGCAGCGAATTTCTGAGCGGCGTGATCGTCGGATAGAGGTTCTTCGCCGGCGCCTGCAGATCATAAGCCGTAAGGCCGGTCTGGATCGTGACGTTCTTGGCGAGCGATTCCTTCATCAGACCCAGCGTTTCCTGGGTCGTCAGCGCAATATTCATGAGATCAGTCCTTTGGCGCGGATGGGAGTTAACGAGGGATAGGCGCGTGAGTTGATTGGCTGAGCGTGATTTGCGCCTGGCCGGAAGGGCGTATGCGGAAGGCCTGGATCCTCAGCCTTCGAGCGCGGGCTCGATCCGTGCTGCATCACCGCTTAAGCGAGGGGCGGCAAAGGACGTCTGCGCCGGCGTAGGCAGCGCGTCCGGCAGTTACTCGCCGAAGCTCGGCGTGTGGAGATGGACCTCGCCGAACTTCACCTGGAGTTTTCGCTCAGGGCTCGCTCGGTCTGGGGCGAGCGCGACGGCCTTCTTGAAATAGGGCAGAAGGGCATTCTCAAGCGCCAGAATATCGACGCCTGCAGCGATGACGTTGGTCGGCGCGCCCGCGGCGCAGACTGTTTGCGCCTGTGCGTAGGCGTTCTTGGCGTCGGCGTTCATGGTCGCCGACACGGGGCCGAGCGCCGGGAGCGCTGCGCACACGTTATTGTAGGCGGCGGTGATGTCAGCCGTTGCGACTGGCGTGAGCTGCCCGGTGGAAGTGCATCCGGCGAGCGCGCCGCAGACGGCGGCAAGGGAGAAGATGGACTTGAAGGAAGTCATTGGAGTCTCCTCGAGAGCGGCTGAAGGTTAGGGCGCGCGCCGTCAAAGATGCGCGGCTGCGCAGGCTGCAAAGATCCGCGGCGGCCGAGGCATCGAGCTGGGTACCGATCGCCGCCGTGAGCAAGGCGATGGTCCGCTGAGCCTCGACCGCCGCCTCGCCTGACGCCGCGGCGTCGGCGATTCCGTCGGCGGCGACCGGGAGGGAAGTCGCTGCACGACGGGGTTTCGAAGCGGACGATAGACCGCTGGCTCCAGCCAGCCTGGCTGTTCAGAAGGGCGGCGGCGCGGGATTGGCGAGGCTGAGCTTGGTCAGTGCGAGCGCCCGCTCGTGAGCCGGCAAGGAGGCCAGGCGCCTAACGGCGTCGTCGGCGCTGACCACGGTCTCGTCCGCCCCGTCGGCCATCTTGGTGACAGAGCGCAAAGCCGCCTTAGCCGGCAGCGGCTGGGCTTCGAGCGCAGCGACGCGCTTGTTCATGTCCAGGAGCGTCGGCCGCAGTTCGTCGAGCGCCTTGCGCAGCCGGGCGTTTTCGGCCGTCGCGCGGTCGAGCTTCAATGCGGCGTAGGTGAGCGCCTTGGCAAGCGCGTCGGGGGCGTGCGCCCCGCCAACAGCGCCCGAGAGACCGGCCGCCTTACCGGCGCTTTCCTTCCAGTCGTCGGGCAGCGCGCTCTCGGCGCCAATGGCCTTGGCGCGCGCAACGATATGCGCCTTGACGTCCGCCTTCTTGCCGGTTCGGAAGTAGTCCCTCACGGCGTTCTCGACGTCTTTGGCGGACCGGATCGGATAGGAGCCGTCGGGCATGGCGACGCCCTCTTCGGCGTCTTTCTCGCGCTGGCCGGCCAAGAACTCGCCCTTGTCGGCGTCGCAATCATCGTCGCTCGCGTCTGGATCCCGATCGATGTCCGTGTCGCTCGCTTCGTCGCGAGCGGCGAAACCGCGCCTTTCGATCATGCCGCCCTTGACCACGTCGAATGTCGCGTCGGGCACGCAAGGCAGATCGACGAGCGAGATTTCGTGCGGCTCGGCGGTGTAGCGGGTGAGTCCGGAATCGGGATCCGCCCACCGCTTCACATAGCGCCCGCCCTGGCTGAAGCCGGTGTAGACGCCCTCCTGAACCTTTCGCCATTCGTCGTCGTCGACGATTTTGGCGCAGACCGTGATCCGCTTTGCATCGTCGTCGAAGCCGATGTCGGTCAGCTTGCCGGCGGCGACGGGACCATGCATGGCGCGCACCGCGCCGAGCGACTTGCCGCCGCTGGCGGCCTCGGCCTCGGAGGACCACTTCTCGAAATAGGGCTTGCTCGAGGAATAGTCGAAAATCTCGCCCGAGCGGTCGGGCGTCTCCGCCGTGGCGACGCCGGTGACCAGGCGCCGGTCGAGGTCGACCTTGGCGAGCGGCAGGAACAGGTCGAGAGCGGACATTGAGGCTCCGGATTGAAGCAACGAACGGCGCCCGCCGGAGCGGGTGCATAAGGAAAGGCGTTGTCTGGAGAGGCGGGAAGGGCCGGGGCGCCATCGCCTCCGTCACTTCTCCCACTGTAGCTAAATATGCCATGACCGGCGTAAGCGGTCAAGCAAATGTTCTCTTTTTGTTCTAGCGCCCGGAATTGCTGGGGTCGGCGGGGATCGCCACGCCGAAGTTGGCGCGTAGCGCGCGCCGTGACGCCCGGGTGAAATGAAAATTTTGAGCGTCTGCGCCTGTTCGAGGGGATCAATGAACGACCTCGCCGACCCGTCCGTCGTCGCAAACTTGCGCCCGCGCGTCGTGTCGCGGATCGAACTTTCTCAGGCCTTTCAGGCTTTGCCATCGGCGATGGGCGCCGCCCCGCCTGCCGGCGCAAGGCCTAAGTCCGCGCGCGCCTCCTCGCGCGTCTTGATGCCCGCGCCGACCAGGATCTGCAGGGTCTGGGCCTGTTCGAGCGGGTCGAGCGCGTCGTCGCCGACCCATACGAACTCGAGCCCCGGCTCGGCCATGCACACGTGGATCACATGATCGAGCGCGTTCTTCACCCAGGCCTTGAGGGGCACGAGCCCCTCCTGCGTCGCCTGCTGGCGCATGGTCTCGCCGGTCGCCCGGTTGACCTGGCTGACGAATGGCGAGACGGGCACCGAGAAGGCGTAGCAGATGATGCGCGCCAGCCACTCGTCGTACTGATCCTTGAGCGGCGGCTGGCGGGCCTCGATCAGCTTGAAGTCGGCCGGCATGAACTTGGTCTGGCGCCGGCGCGCCAGATTGCCGCTCATCAGCGCGTCGAAATAGTCCTGGAACGAGCGGATCTGGTCGGCCGTCCATTCCCTGGGCAGTGTGGCGAAGGCGTCCGGCGTCGAGCCGGCGCTGTAATAGTCGAGGGTCGCGGCGTCGCGCCTGAGCGCGATATTGATTGTGAGCGCGATCTGCTCGACCGGGCTCATGCCGTAGAGCCGGTGGGCGCGGAGGTTGCGCGGAATGTAGATGAGCTCCTCGGCGGAGAAGTCGGCGGCGGGGATCCCTTTGAGGATCTGCTGATAGGCCGGGTCGGGGGGCTCGGGGGCGCGTCCATCCTCGCCGATGAGCGGCTTGATCGTCGCCCCGTCGATAACGTCGAGGGAAAAGAGCGAGCCGCCGCGGTTGTAGCGTGGATAGATCGTCGCCGCGTCGATGACCAGCATGTCCTCGAGCAGCATGCGCAGCCAGTCGGCGAACGAATGCCGGCGGTCGGGTCGGGCGAGGAAGCCTGTGACCTGGTCGATCGCCTGCGAGCTTGCCGGCGAATCGTTGCGGTTGCGCGCGCGCACCGCATAGCTTTGCGCGGCGATCTGGTCCTTGCGGGTCTCGATGACGGAGCGGAGCAGCGGCAATGCGTCGGCGAGCCCGCGCAATTCGCCGAACGAAACCCCATCGTCCGAGCGCGGGATATAGTTGAGGTTGGCGCCGAACGGATAGTCCCATTGCCGCCCCTTGACCTCGGGCGGGGCCATGGGAGCCAGCGGCTGCAGCGGCCCGAACCAGGTGTCCGGGGAGACCCCGGTGATCAGATAGCGCGCAGCATCGGCGAGGCGGGCGAAAACGCTCGGGGGCAGGGCGCGTCTGACGGGTTCCGACATGGGGGTTGTTTCCTTGGATCTCGCTCGCACGCGATCTCCGCCTTATCGGCGGCGCATGGGCGGGAGAGCGGTGTTGAAATGAGGTGAAAGCCGGGGAGGCGGGGCGCGACGCCTTCGCCTTCCGTTAGGGATTGGCCCCTACCATCGCCCGCGGTGAGACTTACGCGAACGGAGAAGGCGATGCGCCGAACGATAGCGCTGGTTGCGATCGCTCTCGGCCTTCCGGCCTCCGCTCTCGCTCAGCCGCGCTGGACCTTCTGCGTCGCGGCGTCGAAGAGCGGCGCCGACGTCTGGATCACCAACGTGTTCGCCGCAAGCCATGACCGCGAGCAACTGGAGAACGCATTCAGGGCCACGCTCGCGCGCGTGGGCGGCGCAGGCGCCGACGCGCAGTGTCCGCTGCCGAGCGAGGACAAGACAGAAGTGGTCAACGCCGAGTTCCAGGCCGAGGAGTTCAACCGCAGGCTCGGCGCGACCCTGCACGCGGCGCCGACGGGTGAATTCCCGGCGCGGCGGTAGCGTTCGCTACCCGGAAATCTGGGTGATCGCCGGCTCCGTATGGCCGAACCATTCCATTCGATAGGCGGCGCCGGGCGCGACCGACTGAACCGCGTGCGGCCGCAGGGCCGCGATGCAGGTTCCGCCTGGATGGCGCACGGAAGGGTAGATAATTCCGTTGAGCCCTTGCGCCCGCGCCGCATCGGCGATTGCGTTGCCGATCGGGTAGCCGGCCGCGCGGTCCGGATCGAGGCAGGGGTGATCCGGGGTCTGCCGCAGATCGACGAATTCTCCCGCCATGCTGGCGAACATTTCCGTGTATTCGACCACGCCCTTGAGCAGCCCCGACTGCGCCAGGAACTCGGCCATGTGCCAGGCGACTTCGCGCAGGCAGGTCTCGACGTCGAGCGCCGCATACCAGGCGCCGCGAGTCGAATTGAAGCGGTTCATCTCGCGCGGCTTCCAATAGGCGAAGGCGGCGTTGACGAAACTCGCGTAAGGCACGCCGTGGAGGAACTCGCCCCGGCCGATCCCTTCGGCGCCTCGGCTCTCCGCGAGCAGGCGTTGGCTCGTCGCCCCCTCGATCTCGGCGAGCGCCGCGGCGTCATTGGCTGAAACGAGGCCCTCCAGCACCGGCGGGCGCAGAAGCGCCGTCGACACGAGCCGGACGGTTCGTGGAAAGGCCTCCCTGACGACCGGCAGGTCGTTGAGCATGCCTCAGGAGGTCACAGGCCGCCGCGGACCGCGTCGATGGTGCGGCGGACCTCAAGCATCCTTGGGATGCCGCCTTCGATCATGGCGCCGATGGGGGTCTGGCGGTCGAACAGCGGCCCGCTATTGGGCCGGCGCGTCCATTCGTCGGCGGTTGCGTCGGCGAACAGAAGATGCAGCCCCTTGTAGACGCCGACCAAGGCGGAGACGCGCGTCAGCTGGTCCTGGCTGAGCGTCGGGCGGTAGCCGCGCTTCATCCGGTCGAGCGTGCTGGCGGAGACGCCGAGCAGAGACGAGGCCTCGGCGTTGGACAGGCTCCAGGCTTTCATCAGCGCGAGGAACGCCTTGAGCGCGACGTCGCTGAGGCGCGCCCGATCGCTTTCGTCCGCGAAAGTTTGCGGCCCGATCGCGCCCAGGTCAGCTTGTCTTGCTTCAACGATAGCGGCAGGCATTCGCGTCTCCTGATGAACACATACGCCTCATTTGACGCGATGTCCAAGATTTTGTGCTCGCAGGGCGCGGGTTGAGGCCGGGCATGGGGTATGACCCGCAAGCCAAGTTGAAAGCAGCGCGCCAAGTCTGAATGGAAGCTCTCGACGACAATTCAGGGCGAAAAGTTCGCCATCGGCTCGGGCGCGCGGCGCTAGATATCTCAACTTCTTTTTTATGCTTACTTTTCTACGACAAAACGTCTCTCGGTTATAAATCTCACTTCAGGCACTATTTCCTTAGAGACGTCGTGAATGTAATCTTCCCTAAGTGGAAATCCGAGCTTCCTGGCGTCTTCGTATATTCCGGAGACGATCGTATCAATTCTCTTATTTAAATCATCCTGACTTAAGAATGGTTTCTCGTCGTTTCGTGAAAAAGAGGTAGACGCATACATTGCCGTATCTATGCCGGCAATTGCGCTCACGAAAGCCATAGCCGAGAAAATCGCCTGACGGCGGCCAATTTCGCGGATCAGCTTCTTATCGCTCACCGATGGACTCCGCTTTCAAGGTCTGCTTGCTCTTCCTCACCGACCGCTTCTCTAGCGAATATATCGCATATTTCGTCGACCGAT